CTTCGATTGCCATAATTACCTCGTATGCTCCCTAACCTTCTTGTATATTATATTCAAATATAACGGTTCAAATCCCTTTGTTTCACTTCCACTAACCGTCACAAACTTTAACCCTTGAAATATAGCCGGTAATGAATATACATCTTTTATAACATTTGCATATGAGTGAGTTGCATCTGCCATAGAAATTGTGTAATTAGTACCAGTCACAGCCCCGTCTTGATATAAGGTCATTGTAACATTACTGTCTGTGTTCTTAGCTTTTGCCACTAAGTTTATCTTAGAAATATCGGTATATATTCCTATATTATTCTCTACTAGAACTTGGTCTCCAAAGTGCATTATTCCTGTAATATCTGTTCCATCAAAATCTGTCCCGTTTTCTAGGCGCTCCAAATATCCAGAATCTATGGCCCCATATGTATAATGATTGCCTATCGTGTCTACAACATCAACACCGCATTGCAATCTTTTTCCAGTACCTCTGTCAATCTCATACCACTTCCAACGTCTTAAATCTAGTACGTATTCCTTGTCAAGTGTTGTGCTTGAACCAGACGCCCATAACCAATGATACTCTGAGTTCTTCTTATCAAAAAAACCAGATTCATTTTCTATCATAGAGGCGTTTACATGGACTGCGCTTGATTGATCGAACACATCTCTAATATCACCGGAAACATCAAATGGAGCCTGCCCATTGGAAATAAAAATTCCATTGTTTCCGCGCCACATTGCCACAACTTTGGCTTGATTAATATTGTTTTCAAATATAACTGACGCGACGCATAATGTTTTCGGGGAAGAGCATCCTATGTTTGGAGATAACCTATATCTACTCCATGTTGTACCATCAGATGTTTGATTCCATAATAATGACCATGTTTCTGTCGCCTTATAGACCAACACAAAATTATATACACTAGATGAATATTGAGTAAAAATAGTACATCCACAAGTTAATTTATTATCATCTCCAAAAAATATTCTATAACTATCAGTTCCATTAAATACATCAGTTGTTCCTTGTCCAGAAATCATAAGAGCATTCTTGTCTTGGTATGTATTACCACCAAGCATTAATCTGTCAGACGCATGAATTGAGAAACTATAGCCCTTTATTGTCTCAGACGTTGGTATTCCACCAATAAAAAATATCCTAGTTGTTGAGTCAAGATTCTGGCTAAACACTATCTTGTAATAATAAAGAGGTGCACTACCTTCAATTGATTTCTTAGATTCATCATATATATTATTATTGTGCCAAGTCACAACTCCAGATTTTTTAAGTGAAATACTTCCACTAGAAGTACCATCAGAAATAGTCCCTACTGTAACGTATGTCGCACCGTTCCAATAGTATATAGCCATTGATGTGCTTGCCGTTGTGTTTTCAAATTGGTCTGGAACGGCAATAAATAATCCAGTCTGCCTACTTGTGAATCCAGCTTCAATATATTGTGTAGTTGCTGTTAATGAATTAATATTTGCATATGTAGATGCATCTTCAGACAGGTATTCATATGTTCTTACGTTTATGGTTACGTCTGTTGTTGTGGCCTTAACAACAAAACAAGCACCCGGATTTCTATAATATCCATCCCATATATCTATAATATTCTGAAATGGCACATCCATTGTTGCGTGATAAATAGTTGCTTCTCCAGCAGTTATTGATACTAAATAAAAATATAAATAATAACCATCAAGATATTTCTGCTTGGACGATTCTATTGTATCACCCCAACTTATAATTCCTGTTTGCGCCAATGGTATGCCACCAACAGCAGTTCCATCAGATAGTATAGTCTTCGCTACCCACGATGATCCATTGAATTCCTTTACTCCCAATACAGCAGCAGAGGAATTTGCACTTGATATATATACTTTAACGCCACTTGCTGGTCTAGTTGAACCAATAACAAAAAAAAGACCAGAACCGTTTGCAGAATATGGGGCGGTTGGTGGATAGAAATTAACAGTATTCCTTGCTATACCTTTTGAAATCCTAAATTCATCGAAATAACCAACGGCAAATAATGTATGGTTCGATGCTGTCCCTATTTCTAATACTGCATTTAAGTTTGGGACTTGGTTTGTAGAAATTGCAGTAACGATAGTTACTGTTGTCATTAATACTCCGTCGATAAACAAATACAGTTCACTACCATTTCTACTAAATTCTATGTGAAACGGAGTATCACCACCCGTTCCATTCAACGGTACATTTGTAGTCCAAGTGTATTCTGCTTTAACAGCTCCAGAACTAAGAGCCTTAAATGTAAATGAACTAAGTGTATAAACAGAACCAACTAATGTAGTAGTATAAGTTAAGTACCAATAATTATTGCCATCATCGTGTTGTCCACAAATACCTTGCGCTCCGGCGGCAGAATGCTTTACGTATATCTGTGTATCTATTGTAAATGGATCAGCACCAAAATACCAATTTGCATGATCTGGAACAGTTAAATAATCATCTGTACCATCTAATAGTAACGAACATATTCCAAACTTTGCCGCTAATGAACTTGTTGCAGCTCCACCAACTGCTGTAATTGTATGGTCAGAAGATGATGAATCCTGTATACCATCAACTCCTCCTGTGCCACTTGCTTCGTTAAAGTGAAGCATTAGAACAGTGTACGCATCTACTCCACCACCTATATTAACGCTATTCGCCTGATCCATCATTGCGTTGTTGATTACCTCTGTAAAGTCCTTCGGATTAGTCGTAACATCACTTGCCGTACTAAGCGTAGCGGTTGATGTAATGAATGCTGCACATATAGTCTCATCACCCGACCATATACACGAATCGACACCATTGCAATAAGCTATGTGCCCTATAGGTGCAAGGCTAAACATTCCGTAACCAGCTCCAGAAGAATCTGTCCATAATGACGAGGCCGAAAAATCTCCGGCAGATGGAACGTACGTCTCGTTTTGTATTACAACTGATGCGGAAAGTCCTGTATTGTAAACCTGCGCCAATAAATGATTTTCATATGCTGTTGCAGCAACTGGTTTTTTAAGTAGCTGAAACGCATTTCTTGTCTTTAGATACCCAGTCAACGCAGTAGAGTTTATCTTGGTCATGCCAAGAATACCCTCTGGATGGGTGTCTGCATACTTAAGATTAGTCAACGCCTTAAAATTCTTACCTATAATACACGGATCAGATGATGTAATTAACTTCCCATCTAATGGAACACGGAAGATTTCATCAGGCATATCAGGTGCAGGTTGTATTTTTGCCTCAAGTCTTGGCAATTCCTTGCGTTGTTTTTTGCTTTTAACCGCCATTTAAAAAAACCTCAAATCATCGTTTGTATCTGGTATATTAGGCAATATGTCTTTAGTTAAAAATTCAAGTTCGTTTAAAAACATCCCCATGAATTGATTGGCTATCTGATGTTTACCATCCTGCTCCATTGCTTTAGCTACCGCATAATACACCAATAAATTACACACATAATAGGGTATTGATGGAATTGATCCACCTGTTGTCAAATCAGTTGGCACATCAGCAACGTATAATGTTAGCGTAACTGGCTCTATTGGAATTGGCTCTATACAGACATTATTGTTAAACTCATACCAATATTGCGGACCAGTTCCATCAAGCTTACAATGTCCTACCATTACAGGGACTATCTTAATCAGTGACACATCATTATACTCAATTGCCAAACACTTATATCCTGTAAACGCTACCGTTCTAATTAGTGCGGTTGTTTGTACATTCTTTATTGTTCTATAACACCCGCCCATCTCTGCTATTTTTCTTTGTCCCTCGTTAATATATGAGGTAAGTACAGTATCGCTCCAGAAATTTTCTGTTACTTCTGAGAGCAACGTTCTTACGCTCAATAATAAATTGGTCAATGTGTATGAATACGCCATTTAAAACATCCCCACCATATCAGGATTTCTAACATCAATAGGTCTTGAAGCCCTTCTCCTAATATATTTATCTATTAAATACTGCAACATATATATATATTCCATATACTTATTAGCCGCTATTGAAAATCTCCTAGCTTTTGTCATTCCCATTGACACAACATACGATACGATGGCATCTTGGAATTCATTTGGTATTTGTGGCACATCGCTATTATCAGACATTTCCTCAGTTGGGCTTATTGATACATAAATATTAAGTAAATATTCTGCATCTGGTTTTGGCTCTATTACTATATAATTACCCCATTGGAACCAATATTGTGGTGTGGTTATACCCCTTAATGATATATGGCCT